ACCAGTAGCACCCTCGTGCTGCTGACGACGGTTTGCACCCTGTCCACCACCAGATGAGCAGTAGTTACCGAAGGATGACGTGCCACCGTTACCACCGCGACCACTATAATTAGTTCCACCACCGCCACCACCAACGGTGACAGAAATAGAGTTGATGTTCTCAACGTTGACGATAGTCTCAGTGTGAGCACCTGCACCAGCAGACTCACCATAACCTGATCCACCGCCACCGCCAGCAGTACACTTCACCCAGATACGCTTAATCCCACTGGGTTTGTTCCATGTGTTGTTACCATTATACACGGAAATGGACTTAGGTCCACCACCAGATTGAATGGTTGCCCATGACATAGTGCTGCCATTAGTTGACAAAAACTTACCTGATTGCCCAGACACTGACGGGATAACCTGTGCCGAAGAACCAGAAATTGTTCCGTTGATAACGATATTGCCAACGGTAAGAGTACCGTTCACAGTAATAGATCCAGAACTGAGGTTAAGACCACCAGAACCAGACAGGTCTCTAATAGAGGATACTTTTAGGGTACTCATTGATTACTTGTCTCCTTCGTTGTTATTTATATCAAATGAATTCGTAGACTACGACGATGCCCACACGACCATCACCACCACGCTCACTGTTCTTACCAGATGATCCACCAGCGCCATAGGCAGCATGTGTTCTATGTCTCTGTGCCCATTGTTGCTGTCTATGGGATGTTGGAGAAGATCCACCCCAATAAGAGTGACCACCGTGTCCTAGACCTGGGGGATTTCTATGACCCTGGGAAGATCCACCATAGATTCTAACTGAACCTTGGTTAGGAGTTCCACCATCTGCACCGCTATGTTGTTGCCTACGGTTTGCTCCCTGACCACCACCTGATGAACAGTAGTTACCAAATGATGACGTTCCACCATTGCCAGCGCGACCACTATAATTAGTCCCACTACCAGCACCACCGACTTGAACACTAATCGAGTTGATGTTTGCGACATCTACAAAAGTCTCCGTGTGAGCACCAGCGGCACCAGATTCACCATAACCTGATCCACCTCCACCTCCACCAGTACACATAACCCAGATACGTTTTACACCACTAGGTTTGTTCCAAGTAGAGTTACCATTATATACAGAGATCGAGTTAGGGATGCCGAGGTTAGTTGCATTACCTACCCACGAGATGGTAGAACCGTTTGTGTACAAATAGTTACCTGATTGTCCACTCTGTGACGGAATGATATAACCTGAGGATCCAGTAACATTACCATTGATAACAATCGCACTAACAGTAAGAGTGCCGTTAGCAGTAATCGCTCCGTTCGAGAACGACATACCGCCTTGATTGTTCAAGTCCTTAACTTGTGCGACTGATAGTCTAGTCATCTGTGTTAATCATTCCTCGTTTGTATTTATGTCTCAGCGGATCCATAATGTAGCGTGTGAGATATAGTACGCTTCATCAGACTGACCTTGGTCGAGATCAGTTCTTTGGTAGATTCGGATAGAACTATCAGTATGTGGTTGCCATCCCGAATCAAAGTCAACATAACCCATTGTGGGGTCATTACTACCATTCCAAGGTTCGTATGAGTAGTCTATGTTATTAACAAAGTTAATTGTAGCACCATAACTTGTACTAGGACTATCAATGTAATTTCTATTCCAAGTTTTTCTCCAACTAGCATAAGTTCGTGTACCTGAACCCGAATTACCTGTGGTTATTCTAACTTCATTATATTCATTATCCCACGAGTCCACAAGGTGATACTTAGCAGTATACTTTATTTCAGTATGACCTGGTATACCACTTAGGGTAAGTTCATATGTTCTAGGAGAACCACCCCATCCATGAATCCAAGAGTTACCAAAGGGTCCAAGTTGTGTCATATTATAAACTTCACTGTAATTCCAGTTCCCAATACCAGCACGAGCATCAGTACCTTCGGAATACCAAATTCTCTCACCACTACCGCTAGCACCAAACAAAAGTATTTTATTCGTTCCAATAGGCATGATTAAGCAATATCGTATTGACCTTGTGTAACAAAGACATTCCAAGTCGAACCTTCAAGGTAGAAGAAGCAGTTGTAAATATCATAACCAGCACCATTAGAAAATGCCGATGGTCTGATCATAGTAGCAGTGGAACCATTAACTTGGAAACCAGTAATATATCCACTGCCGTTTATCTGTCTCTTAATAATTTGTGCAGTGTAAACAAATCCAGATTCATTAGGTACATTTTGAAAGTTAACAGTAAAGTTACCGTTGTAATTAGTTGGGTTCTCAGTTGAGAAGACCGTCGCCATACTATGATCTAATGCGACAGTACCACTAACAGAGAAAGACATATGTCTTTCTTTCGTCTGTCCAAACTCAAATGTAGCACCAGGGACTAATCTGAGGTGATTGTTAATAGCAGCGTTGTCGAAGTATCTGTATGTCCCAAGATCTTCGTCAGCACCAATCAATGTCCATGTTGCACCATTCTCAATGGTAACTGTAAAACCATTAGAGATGGTAATTGGAGCAGCAGAGAAACCGTTACTGTACTCTACACCACCATTAGCACTAGGACCAATGATAATGTTCTCACTAATCGTGGTTCCGTTAGTTCTAATAATAGAATCTTCACCAACGGAAGGACCACCACCACCTACATCATCCCAACCAGGTGTACCAGGTCCCCCTACATCAGGCAGATAACCTTGGAACATTCCCTCAGTGGTATTGAATATAATAGTTCCAAGGGGAACTGTACCCAATGCATTGATCTGTGTCTGGTTGAGATTAGGCAGGTTGACTTGCTCTGTAACTTGTAGAGCGGTAATAACTGCTCTGGTTACAGCATCAATCTGATTGCCTATAATTTTGGTGGTCATTTATTTTATTCGGAAGGTTTTAGATAACAAGTTCACGAATATGGATGGTGTCACCAGTTGCAGGAGGTGTAGCGACAGAGAAGTCAACAGCGTTACCTGTTACTGTATAGTCTGTGCCAGGGATCTGTGCAACACCATTAAGGAATACCAAAACAGAGAATGCAGTGTGTCCAGGTGAGATACCAAACGTTTGTGTGGAACCATCACCACTATATGTCACACCGCTATTGCCATTAGCAATACCAGTTGCTAATGAATATTTATCAGCGCATCCATACTTACCAGTAACATCAATGTCACCATCAAAGTATGTGTTACCACTGATCTTCAAGCGGTTAGATGCATCAGGTGCCATACCAATACCATAGTTGGTAGTGCCACTGAATCTGTTAGATGTGATCGGAGTGGTATCACTCAGACCAAACTTGTACCATGTACCAGCATCATATACCCAACCAAGTGATTGACCAGGAACCCAATCAATGTTATAGCAGATGTCTCCACTATTAAATGCAAGACCAGAATCAAGATCAGGCAGACCAGAACCTAACTCTTCGGCAAGGAATGTCTGCCTCAGAACAGTACCATCATCGTTCGAGTAGGTAAAGTTCAGAGACTGAATCTGATTCTGTGATGTAATCTTCTTCTGGAAGGTTACAGGACCTGAGAACACAGACTCCAACTGGTTAGATGCACCACCGATAACAGTAAGTTTATCAGTCAGCACCAACTCAGAGAAGGTTTCAATCGTTGTACCTTCTTCACCCAACACATTCAACTGTGCAATATCTTCGTTAGTGATCTGACCCGTAACAGGGTTAATCACCTGGTTACCAACGAACAGTTCACCGTCAGAGTTCACACCAGAGTAGTATGCAACACCTGCTGCTTCTTTGAGTGACTGTGACAATCTAACCTGCTCAGGTGAGAGAACCTCAACCTGGGTAGATGGGAATGCTGTTGAGTAGTTACCAGGACCGAAACCAAGATATTCAAACGTGTGACCAGATGCACGGAGAATAGAATAACGACGGAGTTCAATACTCAGAGGAGCGATAGAACCATCAGTGTTGAGTTTCAGAGGAATCTTTCTATCTTCCTCATCACCCAGACGTGCAGTCACGACAATGTTAGACAGAGTATTTGTTGTGGTGGTATAACCAAGGTTGTTGTTTCCTTCAAGCAGGAAGAACTGTGCAGTCTCCTTAGTAATAGACAACTGAGTGTCTTCGTTAGGAGTAGGAGTTGCGCCATCAGTAGTTTTAACCAAACCCAGAACCTCATTGTCTGCAATAGACACAGCGGCAGCAGGGTCAGCAACAGGGTTATCTCTGTCGAATGCAGGATAGATGTCTACTGTCTGTTGAGAGAACTCAAAGTCATCAAAGTTAGAGGTGATGGGAGATACTGACGCAGACAGAATTGTAAGGTAGTAGATACCATCAGTCTCACCAATCACGAACTCTTGGAATGTCTCTACGTCATACACATAGTATGTTTTAGAGTATGCAGGTGAGTTAGTTTCAGATGATCTGGGTTGCAGTACGAAACCAGTAATCGGAGGACGAGGAATCGGGAATGCATCCTTATCCAAGACATAACGGAAACGATAGGTTCTGTCAGTCAGATCACGAGCATCAGGTACACGACGTATAAAAGTAGTAGGAGTAAATCCAAGGTTCTGATACAGCGAGTTTGCTTGCAGTGTGGTGTAGATAGTATTGTTAGCGTTATCTACTTGTAGATACCACTGACCACGGTTTGTATCATACTTGATTGGACTCTCATCATCACCTGCTCTTGTGCCAGTTACATCAGGACCAGAGGGTGAGATGTCAGCATAATGTGTAGTTGGTTCAGACGCGCCAGCAGCAACAAGTGCTACATATACTCTATCAGGAGTATTAACATCATCACGTCTTGCACCAATAGTGTAACCTTGAATCTTGCTAGGTGGTCTACCTAATTCAGAGGTGTAACCGTATAAGTACAGACGCGAGTTATCTGCTTCTGCTCGGGTGGCGTTGATGTCGATAGTAACCCAGTTAATCGAGATTTCATCAACGTCATCCAACGACTTGGGTGGGATAACGTGAGTAATTTGTCCCGCTTTGTCCTTTGTGAAGGCAGTTGCTTTGAAACCTTTGGATCGCAAGGATGTATTTCCGAAGTTACTATTACTGTTGGTAATAGAAAGGTCACCACCACTATCAGCGAAGAAGTGATCACCAAATCCCACAGCGAACACAGACACAACCTGAATGAATGAATCATTGGATGCCTTAATGTGCGCGTGACGCCATCCCTTACGGTACTCAGCAAGACCATTAATGTGTGCGCCAGATCCTGCTGCTTGTGGTTCATAGTTTCCAGAGGAAGGGTTATAAACTACAAATGCTCGGTCATCCTTTTGAAGGGAGATACCAGTGAACTGTGCAACCACCATCGATTTGAAACCAGTTGCACGCGAACCATCAGCGTGCATACCATTGATACCCCACACAGAACGTAGGGACATGTTGAACACATATGGTGACGCAGAGTCAACCGTGTCAATCTCAACTTTAACGAGGATGTTTGAACCGATAGCATTACCTGAGGGTTCTGCTGACATCTGATAAGTAAACTGGTTACCCTGTGCAGATGTTACCAGGAACGATCCATTATAGAGTAGTTTATCCTGCTCAGTAGGACCATTAACGCCAGATATATTAACAGCGACACCCACGGAGAATCCATGATTCTTCGGGTTACCGATCTCGTCAACAGTAAACGCCGTAGCAGTTTGTCCATTTCTGATAATCTGCGAGACAGCAAATTCGTCCGAAATCGGACCCACAATTCTGTTTTCTTCGATTCTTGCCTGCAACTGGTCCTGTGCAACCACACCAGAGGAGTCAGGAATCGTAGCGTATGCTTTCGAGATCTTCTGGTAGTACAGGTTCAGATCTTCTACGTTAGCAAACTCAAAGCAAGTAAGTTTGTGGTGAGAGAAGTTCGGTGCAATAGTTGCAATGTCATCACCACGATAGTAGACACCATTGGTATCACCATCAAAGAAAGATGCCTGCCAGAAGTAACAACCACCAGTTAGGTTAAAGATCGCAGAAGCAGTAGGTTCATTAGTAGCAGTAATACCGAGACTACCCTGTACTGTGGGATACGGGACATATTTTGGAATGAACTTGGTTCGACGTAGGTCCGAACCAACAACAGAAGCACCACGAGGGACAATAATACCACCGCGAGTTGAATTAAACCTATAAAGAACATTGCTACTACTCGTCAGGTCAAAGTTAGTGTTAGCATCAAACGGTTGAACATCATTGTAATCTGTTACCCCAGGTCTATTATCTAGAACGTAGTCAGAAGGATACAGATAGATCGAGAATGCGTCGAATTCGTCATTACTCAGACCAACACGATAGGAGAATCGTGCCACTTCAAGAAACGCACGTTGTAATGTCTTAAACGGACGCAGTGCCGAGTTACCTCGGTTATCATATGCGTCCGATGCATCGAAGTCGTCAGGGTTGACGTAGATAATACGTCCAGTCCTAGACGTGATGATATTTTTAAGACGAGTTAGTGCCATTTATCGGGATTCCGTACTAGGGTCGCGGTTAGTCTCAGGACTATTTATTAAGGGGCAGCAGCACCTGCACCAGCGTCGTCACTATCACCCTTGCTGTTCAGAATAACAGTGTAATCCTCAGATGCAGTCTCAAAACCAGATACACCGTAGGAAAGATCAGCGGCAGATGAATAAACTAAAAGATTCTGACCAGGACCAACAACAATGCCCGTGATCTTATCATACTGATTAGCAGCAACGGATACATCATATGAGATGTAATCTTCTGCATTGGTATATGTGCTAGCAGTAGCACCTGCCTGATCACCAGTACCAATACCATCGACAGCAAAGGTAAGGTTAGCAGCACCACCACCACCAAGAACAGCGTCAGTAGCAGTCAGAGTTTCTCCATCAACGTAGTTCTTACCACCGTTCAACAGAGTAACAGTAGCAGCACCAGATCCATCGACTACAATAGAAACACTACAACCAGTTCCACTACCACCAGTAGGAGATACAGTGTAAGTACCAGTAGAGCGTGATGGATCAGCAGCGGACACAGTATCAATAGCAAGAATTTTACCAGTGACAACCTCTGTCATGAGGCGGTTGGCATTAGTAAGTGTCGGTGTATCGTAGAATTGATCACCAACAGCGAAAGCAGCAGAAGCACCATCAAGAGAGATCTTCAATACGTTGCGTGCTTCATCAAAGTCATGCACATAACCCCAAGAACCAGATGTAACACCAGATGCCTGAATAGTATAAGTCGTGCCACCAAGTGTAAACTGGTCAGCAGCAGCAAATGCCTCATCACGCAGTTGATAGATATAAATCTCTTCGTAAGCAGGCGTCAAAGATGTTGCAATAGAATAACCATATCCAGCATTATCATCAGCGGTGTTTGCAACAGCAGGTTCGGCATATGCATATAGGTTTAGCGCAGTTGCTTCGGTAACTTCAATTTCAAGATAACCATCAGTTCCAGCAGTACCGCCCTTAGTAACACCAGTAGTATATTCAACACCAGTCAAACCTTGTGTACCATCTTGTTCTTCTGACAGTCTAAATGGGTGACCAGTGTTAGATACATCACTCTGATCGTAGCGATAAGTTCTTTCATTATCGATACCAGCAACAGTATCTCCTTCCAGGGGGAGAACATAAGGACCAGCAATATCATCCTGAGAGAGAATGAAACGGTCTACGTTTTCGATGTCATTAGAACCCTGAGAGAAGTTCAGATCAATAGTTGCAGAAGATGTACCGCCAGCAACTGATTCTGCTTCTGTGAACCAGTTCAGATAATAGTCACCAGAGTCAGTAAGTTGAGTGATAGTACCACCATCAGTGTGGTCAACAGCAGATGTACCATACTGTCCACGTTCGACCGTAAGATCATTACCAGCAACAGCAGAGACAGCAAGAATCTCGTTGTTAATTCTAATGAAAGAACCTTCAAGGAAACCAGTTGCATCAGTTACTGTCAAAGTAACATCAGCAGCGGCAAAAGTAGCACCCTCGTTAATTGTTGTAGTGGTTGCAGAGTCGATGAAGGACTTAACGTATGTACCAGCAGGGATGGCAGAGGCAGTTGTGCCATACACACCACGAGTAACAGTAAGTTCGTTGTTTGCAGTATTAATACCAGAGGGATCAATCTGAATAATCTCAGTACCTGTTGCTATGGGAGATTCAGATACAAACAAAAGTGTATTATCAGCAAGACCTGTGTTACGAGATACGTTGACAGTCGTTGCACTATTGCTTACATCAGCAGTAGTAAGATAAAGAAAACCTGTAACGGAATCAAAAGCACGAAGTGTACCAGTCACACCAGAGAATGCACCTGTGATAGTCTCACCAAGTTGATAGATACCAATCAAGTTATCAGGCAATACTTCAATAGGATATACTTTGGCAACCTGCACATATCTGTTGATGGTAGCAGTATCTTTGTATACATCCAACAACTTGGCATTAGCACCATTGATACTTTCAATTACAGTACCAGGTATAGCATCAGCAAAGGTAATGCCAGGTGCAATTTTTAACTTATACGAACTAATTGGATTACCTTTGCGAAACTTATACTGAGACGGCCAATCGCCATCTAGTGTAAGAATCTGGTCATAGTCTCTCAGAGCAGCACGATAAGTAGCGGCGCTACCGCTCTGATTAGCAACAGTCAACACAGTTGATGCTGTTGATTCAATATCAACTCGATAGAGTTCTGTATTAGTAGTGGCAGCGGGTTTGGACGCTGCAAGTCTTCCTGCTGTCATTTGTTAATTACCATCCTGCCTGAAAAAATGATTGGAGTCTAAGTTGCCCACCAAGTACGGGAGCAGCGATTGCACCACCGAAGCTAACACCCAGTGCTGCTGTGTTGTTAGTGGAAAGAAGTGTTGCGTCGCCGTTAGGGAACTGAATTGTAACTTCTTGGTCAATGTTTGATAGATCAATGTTGATCAAACCATTAAGATCATTAGGATTATTAATCCTCATGTCTTCCATTGTTTTGTTAACAAGCGTTTGCGTTGCTAACTCAGAAACAATAACATTGGCGTCAGTTCCATTATTTAGAGGTGCAGCAAGAGAACCTTCGGGGAATGTCCACTGATAGTTTGTGTTGTCATTCAGGTTGCCAAGGTTGAATGTAATCTTCTTGGACGACTCCGCAGCGTCCTCAAAGATAGCACCTTTATAAACTTTGTTAGTAAGAGTTTGTGTTGATGCTTCACCAACAACAGTAACGTTCAAGTCGGGGAACGTAACAGTTCTATTACTAGTGAGAACACTAGAATTAAAGATTACATAATGAGTAGGATCATTCTCATCAGTAGAAGGAGTGTTTGAGAACGTGGGATTAACCATGTTCTTGTTATACACATCCTGCTGTGTCACATCTTCCAACAGTGTGGACTGTAAAACAGCAATACCAAAGTCAGGTAGACGATAAATGTGCTGACCAGGTGCATCCCAAGCATCAGTCTCAAACTTAGCAATCTTAGATACATCAGTAGAACCTGTGATGCTAAGATCAGAGTCTTTGATGATGATAGTCTTGTTCGTAATAGACTGATAGGTATCAGTAGCGACGAACGTTGTGACTGTATTTGCACCAACCGAAGGGAAGTCGAATCGCTTCGTACCACCTGCGGTAGACACAGTATCTACATTAAAAACAACTTTCTTGGCGGCATTTTGATCACCGACAAAGAAAGTTGCAGAGTCTGTAAACTGCGCTTGACCAGTAACACTGAAATATCCAGAACCTTGCGGTTGAACAAACAGGTTTGCATTAGCAGCAGCACTGTCTTGAACCGCCATTCTAATGGTAGAAGAACCATCAGAGTTAGGATTTCTGGTTTGATACAATGACGCACTACCAAATGTAATGCCGATTTCATTGACTGCCGATTGGAATAAACCAGTGTCTCGGTCCAAGTCAAACGCCAGTCCTGGCGCTGATGCAGATCCCGCAGAAATAGATCTGAAAAGTTGATTAACCTTAGACTTCCTGTTAGGGATCAGCGGGTCCGAGATAACAATCGGGAGAATTGCTTCCCCCGTTACCAGTTCATCAGCAATCGTATCAAGTTGTGATATTCTTTTAGTACCCACTGAGACTCACTTGGCGCTGTTCTTCCCTGTTATTTATAAGGTAACATCTCTGTGTCCTTTCGCTAATGAGATGACATCTGTATAGCGATCAGCATGTCGCTGATGGTACTCTCGCGCTTCGTCAAGTTCTGCCAAAAGTTCCTCATAGAACTGACGTGGACTGACATCCTCATCATTAAAGTAATCATTGATGCAGTCAGCAAGACGGTCCCTACGCTGTTTAGCGTAGATCTTGTTGTTGAATTCAACAGGATCAGGACTGACGATCTTAGGTGCTCCTTCAACGGTAGCATCTTTGAGGATTTCTTCGTAGAATCTGTCGTCGGTCATCATGGTGCTTCCTTCACACGGACCTCAGTAGTATAGGCAGGTTGGGCAGATTTGTCAACCCTGTCCCAGTGTCTGATCACCCCTGCCACAATGAAACAATTAGTGATAAGGTAAGTGAGAAGTATAAAAGTCCGTATGATAGCCACTGAGTCTGCCTCTCGTTCATCTCTTCCCTCCTTTTGACCTAGTGCCTTTGCCCAGATTCTCCACATAATTTTCTCCAAAGCCTGATGTCGGACTTGAACCGACGACCTACGGTTTACAAAACCGTTGCTCTATCCAGCTGAGCTAATCAGGCACATCTTGATAATTCTCAATGAGTTCAGACATCTCATAGAGAATCGGATGCATCTCCTCAGCAATCAGGTAGTCCGACCATCTATATAGGTCTTCCATCTTAATCTGAGGATTGGTGTTTGCTTCGGCAATAACATCACCGTCATGGGGATCAAACCCTTCATCCTCAAAGGTGAAGGGTAGTCCATTGATCATGAAGACGTTTACTATACATTCACATGAGTCAAGATAACAAAAAGCGTTACTTACTTTGTACTTCATGTGCTTCCTCTGCCATTAACTTGGCGATACGATAATCAATAGCGGCGAGTGCTTTTGAGTATGTGTCTGCCTTGTTACTATGTAGTGTGGATCCATCTTCATAGGCAAGAAGTGTATAGTGCCATTGGCAATCTATATCACTGAACCACAGTTTAATATCAACTGTTAAGTTCCTTCTGCATGTTGCTGAGCTCCTCATTGACATACTGTCGTACTCCTGCTGGGTCGGGTTGCCATCCCTCTGGCATGGGGAGGGGTGGGTTGTTAGCAGTCTCGATAACTTCGAGTGCTTTTCTGTACTCAGGGACGGGGACCATCAAGACAGCTGGTTTGTTGTCCTGAGTGATCTTGATTGTATGACCTCTTTCAACGAGAGTCAAGCAGAAGTCAAAGTTTTCTTGAATTTCTTCAAGTTTTACTTCGATGATCTGTGCGTTCATATCAGTTAAAAATGTAGGTACGCTCGTCAGAGTCAAGTCGCTCTTGGAGGAAGGAACTGATGGTAGCGAAACCCTCAGCACCGTCTTCATTCCACTCGAACTGGACAGACTCTTGGTAACCACAGTCATCTTCAACGACGATCTTACGCTCGTTGAAGTGGATGTAGGCGTGGTTGATGAAGGAAGGAGACATCATTAGTTCAACATGACAGGGAGACCATAGATTTGGGTGGGACCGAGGGCACACCCAAAGGCAGCAAGACCAGTACCACACCCGTGAGAGAGTAGACCGCTTGTCACCTGATTAACAATAGCACCGCTACCCGAGGTTACAATCTCACCTATGCCACCTGTCGGAGTGGCCACCAGTGTCATGTGTGCGCCAGCACTGGAACCAGTCACGATGTCTGCCATACCAGCAGAAGTGGAGGTTCCGAGTGCCATACGAACATGCATTGAGGGGGAGACGGATCCAGGGGGCACGTCCATCGTAATGTCAACGATGGAACCATTGACCAGACTGTATGAACCAGTGAACACTGGCATGGTCTGGAAAATTGCGATCACATCCATCCTACCACATTGCATGAAGGATGTGATCCATGATGCTTCGTTGACGATCTCACCAGTTGCTTTGTTGGTGATAGCAGTAGCAGAGGTGTGGACATCAGGGGCATCCAGAGTGATACCCGAGACACCATTGAGTTTGACCTGGTTACCATGAATGGTAACATCACCGTGATATGCGATAGCGTGGTCACCTGCCTTAGTTTGGAATGACTTCGCTTCTTTCTCTCCTGCTTGGAGATCAACGTTCTTAGATGCATCGCTGAAAGACTGGAATGCACCCTGAACTGCTTTTAGTGCAGCATCACCACCTTCTTGGAAGTTTTCTTCCGCTGCTTTGGTCCACTGGTTATCATCTTGGTTCAGAGCATTGTCACCCTTACCTTTTGCACCAGCGCCAGCACCATTACCTGTGTTCTCGTTAAAGGATCCGTTCACTTCCAAGTGGAAGTCACCCATCACTTTAAGATAGTAGTCACCTTCAATCGTGTGAACCAGGTTGTTCTTGACGTTCTGAATCAAGTCACGACCAAAGATCGCGGTTTCATTACTAGGAACGTTCTTGTGAACATTACCACGCTTATCTTCAAACGTAGTAACACCACCAGGACCAGAACGGATGCGCTTCTCCTTCCCAGGTGTAGCATCATCAATGTCTCTGGCACCATTCAAGAACAGTTTAGTTTCCATGGCATAGGTGTTGATGCCTTGGAAGAATGAATCGAAGTAGTTACCTCCTGTTCCTTCTTCACTGAAATTAGTACAATCGTCACTGGTGTTACCACCAGGACCAGCAAGGGCAGTACCAGGATCAGAACATTCGGTGGTCCCCAATAATGGTAACCACCCTGTCGCTTTCGGTTTTCGTGCGCTCCTTCCACAATCAATGAACGATGCAATGATGTCTACGATCATTGCAATGATATTCAGAATGTTTGTAAAACCTCCTTTAAGAAGAGCAGTAAAATCCAACTGCATCAACTTCTGCACAGAAGTTACAATATCGGAAAGTTGACCGATTGTATTGATTGCTTTGATGATAGTATTGAAAATCTTAGAGATCGATTTCAGTACCTTACAGATCGCTTTCTGAATGCCTTGAATTGCCTTGGTAACATAATCAGTGATCATCTTGAAGACTTGGTTGATCGCATTGGTAACCAAGTCCATTATCGTGTCAACAAAACTTCCTAGACTACTCATTATACTTCCTATGGCACTGAGCCACCCAGGAACTGGTCGGCAGAAAATGTTCTGAATAATGTTGGTGATGATACTGATGATGGTAGTAATCACCGCCAGAGGGATGATACTAGCAAGTTGCGTGACAAAGATATCGATTGCTTCTCTTAATTGCTGAGAAAGTAGTTCCTTCAACGGTGCAACCATAGCGGTAACACCGTTGGTAACATAGTTAGCGATGTTACCAATCTGTTTGAGGATCATGTTACCCTGCTGAGCATGACCACTGATAGTAGACACCAAACTACCACCAGAACCCACACCCAAAGAACCGATTTGAGTGCCCAGTTCTGTGAGCATTCTCTTCAAGTCCTTGCTGAAACCATCAGAAGCACCACCACTTTGCAGAGGACCACTAGTACCATCAGCAATACCCCCTTCCATAGACGGGGGACCAATCGGGTTGGTATATACGTTGAACGGGTTCTCAACTTCCGCTCTACTGATAGCACCACGGGTCTGCTCTTCACCACCCTCAGGACCACCAGGTGTTGCACCCTGACTCTTTACGAACGGGGATCCACCTTCAATGTTCTGACCTGTGACTGCTTGACGCTGTGGAGATTGGAAAGCATACTCTTCCTTCTCAGCTTCGGAAGAATCCGCGATTGTTGTTCTAGATACATCGTTGTCACTGCCTTCGCTACCTTGTGATCCACCACCTTGTCCAGACTTCTTCTTGAATCCACGGAAGGCACCCATGACACATGGGAGTTGCCCTTCGTCGCCATCCATGAAGAAACCCATGACGAATGCACCCACTTGCAATTCACAAGTAGAACCAGCATTCTTGATCTGAGGTTTATCAGTAGGCAGCAAAACTGTTGCCCAAGGAAGTGCGTCGGTGGGAAGATCTTCAAGGTAAGATGAAGAACCATCTTCTCCTACCTTTCCTTTCTGGTGCCAACCTACAATACGTACTTTGACACGACCCAAAGAAGCAGGATCTTCTACGCTTTCAACTTCACCGACCCACCAGTTAAATCCATCTCTTCCAGCAAAATCAGTCTTGGTTCCTAACATTATCAGTAAGTGTATAGTCTAAGGTCCTGGCATTATTTAGACGCACAAACTCAAACATTCCTTCTTCGGGTAGTTTGCCCCATGCGAATTTGCCTGTTTCGGCATCATACCCAGTATCCAAAGACTTATATACTTGTCCATTGAACTGGACTTCACTGACTACTTTGGTGTTCCTGAGAATGCAATCACCATCTAACTCACCGAACCACCATCCATCAAAGTAACCGAATTTCCAAGAACAACTTGGTTCGTTGGTGAGTAAGTTGGTTGATTGAGTGAAGACAGTTACATCATTCTCGTATGTGAGATCCACTTTGAAGTGGCGATAGGGTTTGTCTTCACCTTGGTAATTATACCAGGACTTCATTTCTAGTGTCAAGTCTGCAACTTTCGTATACAGAATGTTGATCGTTGGCCACTTAACTGGGTTCGATTGTGCTTGCTTCTTATTGAGGTAGTGCCCCAATATCATTCTCTCAAATAATGTCATACCATCCAGTCACAATAGTCTTCTCTTCATTGGGTGCTGGCAGACCTTTGTGCATATGTGTCCAGTCTGCTGGCCAAATAAGGGTCAATCCCTTGACAGGTTTCACCTTACATTGCTGTGTCTCAAAATATGTTTCTCCCCCTTCTTCTACATCATTTAGATAAGTCATCCATGCCATGATTCTATTGGCACACTGTGGATGACTACTTCCCCTTTCACAGTGTAATTTCTTGAAACCTCCATTGGGAGGATACCATTGAATGTTGAAATCTTCTACAAGATCCCACTTTATTGTTTTGAGTTGAGGATAGAAGTCGCAATATATCTTAGTAACTTCTGCTAGTTGATCAATGAAGTCAACAATCCTCTTGTCCTTGATGTACCGTGGTACTGTCAAGTCTATTGAATCCTTTATATCCTTGTCGATCCCATTGCCATGGTGTCCTGGTTCCTTATTCAAGTAATCGCATGTATTGAAGAAGTCAATTACTCCATCGCAGACTTCTGGACTGATCTTCCCACCACCAATAAAACTGTAAGGTGCATCTATATCTAAGTAATCCATAAAGCCTCAAAGAACCCTGTCTCTCAACCCTGACAGTGTTGATTATAATGATTTATTCAGTGGTTGTCAAACGTCGTAGATTCTGCACTCGTCAGACTCAGGGTTCTGATCGCAGTACATCTCAAACGCGGTCGGATCGTGTTCGTCATTAGGATGCTCTGTTTTCCAGAGAGCGAGATCACCAAGCTCCGATTCCAAGTGGCGGCGGCGCTGTGCTGATGTGTTTGGATTATTGAGCTCGTCAATATCCGCTTGGATATGCTTATCGATATTTTCCATTTGATACTAGAATAGTATGGTACTATTTATTTCCCTTGTTCTGGGGGCTTACAGGGAGACTATCGCGGCATAAGTAGAGTTCGGTCGTCATACCCTGCTGGTTGTAAACGTGCTTGACACCTTTGATAAGATACTTACCTGAAAACTGTCTGTCCTTACCCAGTTTGTTCTTATTCTTCTGGATAGATTCTGGGATGACCACCTTGACCACACCACCTGCATAGACTGCTGTGTTACCTGGTACAGTAATAGTGAGGGTGTGAGTATTCAACAAGAACCATCTTTGGTTAGCATATGATGCTGCCACCAAAATACTAGAACTCTCTTCTTCTGCACCACCATCAGGTGCATTTGCTTGTTGCTGTGTCAACTTGGGCAGAATCTTCAACTTAGTTCTTGTAGGAAACTCCGTCTCAAATTCCTCAGTGACTGTCTCATCATATGGGAATCCCTTTTCTAAGGTAGATGCCTTATCGAAAATACCTCTCAATCTATTGACAACAGGACCAGTAACTGTACCTTCTGGTTTACCACCACCTGTGGTTGCACTCGCTACTGGTAGAGCACTAGATGTAGGTGCTGCCATGACAATACCAAAGGTTGCTGTTTGGTACACACCCTGTCTCAGTTTTTCCAGTTGATTTGCTCTGTCTGGATATTTGATGCTCTCAATCTTGAACATGTTCAGAACAGGATCATCGTCATTGACGTTCTTTTGTCCGTACTTATACTCAGCAATCACACCTCCTTCACAGAGCATATCGATAGACTTGAAGTGGTATCCATTCTTGTTCTGATAGAACACGAAACCAGACTGTCTCTTACCGATGTTACCTTTCTGAGTCTTAGCACCACCTTTTCCTTTGGTTCCTTTGCCAGGAGAAACTCTACTTACCTTGTCTGTAAGGTATGATATACAGTCAACAGGTCTCCAATTAGGAGCGACCACATTCATCGGAGTGTAGGGTTCAATCTCAATATCCTTCTTGGATACTCCGAGATGATCTTTCAACATTCTCTCTACAACATCACTCTTACCATTCTTTGCACCAAAGAGACCGAAAGCACGGTTTGCTTCGTTCTTATACATTTCGGGAGCACCGAAGTGTAGGATATACATCTTGGCACGTTCACTCTTGATGACACTACCAATCTTATACATCTGCAAGGTTGCTTTGATCTTACCATCCTTAGCAGACTTCTTGCTGTCACCCTGACTAGCAAAAGTTTCAAACTCGATGTCTAACTTTTCAGTACCAAACAATCTAGCGTCCAAGTCAGTAGAATCCAAGATCGCCATGTCTAATCTGACGAACGGAGAATCAATAGACTCGAACCATGAGAACTCAGAGATGACACCTTTGATGTCTAGTTTCTCGTCGTCTCCACCTTTGAGGTGAAGGTCTGCCTTAATTAGTTTATATGCTTTGGAATCTGCCATTACGCGATACTAACTGGTTCTGCAAAGATCTCAGCGGTGAGACCGAATCTAGGTCTAGCATATGCATTCGCTGGAATCACATATGGTCCAGAAGCAGGCATGTCTACTTCTGCTGCTGCCTGCTGTGGTGGGGATGAGTTACCACCAGCAGCAGGGAGTTGTGTACTAGTTAGGCTAACATTCTCACCCGCTTCTGCCTTTGCTGCATCCTCTGCCTTCTGCTTTGCGGCGAGTTGATCACCACTCCTGGGTCTGAGGTCAGACTGATCGATACCTGCTGCCAAACCACCAGACGGCGTTCCACTACCCATCTCCTGAGCATCCTGAACATACTTTTTGAGGATGTCCATCTTGCCCATGAGTGCTTCCATGGGATTCTTTTTCTCCTCACCATGTGCTGTTTCCTCACCAGTCACAGGATCAACTGAGACACCACCAGTGTTTGAAGATACTTGTGTATCATTAGCAGTTCCCTGAGCAGTAGGACCACCACCTTCATAGTCACCCCATCCCATGCCGTCGAAGATTCTTAACTTACCATCTTTATTGACAATATCACCAGTCACATACTTCTTATTAGGATCAAACTTAGGATAACCACCACCACCTAATGCTTTCATCATCTCATCAACACCAATGTGAGCAGCATTACTACCCACACCTGCATAGTATGACTCACCTTTCTTGACTGCTCTTCTGTGACCCTGCATATCCTTAGGTACAGGAACTGCTGCCCAGACCTTAGCGAGTCTGATCATTGCTTCCTGAGGATTGTCCTTCATCATTGCAGGTGTCACACCTGCCTGTCCTTTCTCGATCAGGTGAACAGCAATCTTCGTCTGGTTCTGAGCATTATACTTATCAGTCATCGGATTAAGTCCGACTGCCTTTGCTCTTGCAACCAAGTATCTAGGGAGGTTCTGCCACTTACCTACGGCACCTGTTGCCTTCGCAGCAACCTGTGCGATTGTCATGTCTGTTGCACCAGGAAGTGTCGTACCAGGTGCCATAGCATCCCACTTACCGCGAGACTCTTCTCTTGCGATCAGATCTAAGACAGGAGCATACACACCACCAGATGCATATCTCTTACCAGACTTACACCAGGGACAGAAAGAACCAGAGACACCTAAGTTGAGTGTACCACCTGTTGCCATTTCTTTGGCATCAGCAGCATAGTCTCCAATGAGTCCAGCATTACCAGTGAAGAATGCTGCCATCTTCTCGGCAGACAGATATGAACTAGTAGAGTCAAAAGTATTAGTAGTGCTACCCTCACTACTACCTGACTGGTTGTTAGTATTGGTGGCATTGTTCTTGGTGCTACCTTTACTTGCTGCTGCTTTGGCGGGGTTAGGAGATCCTGCATCGGGAGGAACAGGAATCTGTTTCATACCAAGCATCTTTCTTACTTGGTTACGAATGATATGACCACCAGAACCTTTCGCACCATCCTTAGTCAGGTGCCACAAGTCCCAACGTGCGCCATCACCACCCCATGCAGTAGGACCATAGTTGTCATTGCCAGGCAGTTGTCCATCTTTACCAGATGCTGCCTCAGCATGGGTCATAATGTTCTTGATATTAATATCACTTTCTTTCCAACCACGCTTCTTAGCGATGTCAGCGATCTCTCCTGACAAAGATGAAATCTGTTTACCAGAAGGCCATACATAATTACCGCCAGATCCTGCCATGGCAGCAACTGCCATACCAATACCTTGACCGTTTCTTAGATAAGTGTGTGCAACACCAGATCTCTGGTCATATGGGTGAGCACGATAGATGCTACCATCACCCTGAACAATAGAGTGATACTTACCTGACTGTTTGAAGTTACCGCCACCAGCAGTCCAGTGGAGGAAGATCTTACCACCCTGTGCTAATGCTTGTAGGACACGACCACCCATCGACATGGGTCTGCCATCGTGCTGTGCCAGACGATTCTCTTCCTGAGAACCATCACGGCGTGGGTTTGTTGTACCAGACAGTTTACCACCCTTTGCGAAGGTAGGGAGACTGTACCCTCCTGCCTTTGCCTGCTGCATTCTCAGACTGGTCAGACCGTTTCTTCCACCAGAAGTTGCAGGTGTGTTGAACGGAATCACGAATGCATCACCACCAGCGGAGCGTCTGCCTACCCACTCAGTACCATGACCAATGAAGGATGTAGATGCACCACCATCTAGTGATACAGGATAACCAGACATAGGTCCAGTAATCCATCCACCACCTGCTGCTTTCTTCTTAACCTTACCACCGTCTGCCTTCTCGTCCAGACCCTCATCGGAGAACATGTCACCGCTCATAGGAGCGCCAACCATGCCACCATTCTCTGAGGTTTCATCTAGTTCTGTCTTACCTTTCTCTACGCCTGGGGTGTTTGCCTTGTTGCCCAGAGCAATACCTAGTGCTCCGATGCCAGCAATACCCATCAGTGCCCATCCCCATCCAGTTCCCACAAGGAAACTGACGACACCTTTCATCACATTGAAGACTGCCATCCCCAATTTACCCATGAATCCAAAGACAGCATTCGCTAATCCTTTGGACCCAAGACTACCCATCAACTTGAACAGAAGTCCAAGTCCTAGTTTAGCAACAGCAGCAGGTGCAAAGATAAGACCCAGTGCTGTTATAAATTTGATGATACCGAAGACACCTTCAAAACTGAAAGGATTCTCCATGAATGCTACGATACCATCCAGACCCATGTTGATCAGGAATCCATAGGTATCCTTCAACCAAGTACCAATCGCCTTGATTGCTTCGAGCATCTTCTTGATCTTCTCTATGTTCTCTGGTTTAGAGAACCAATCAAGAATTTCATATAGAATCAGTGTCCTAAACAGACCACTGACTAGTGATGCCAGTCCCTTGAAGAATCCGAAGGCACCAGCAGCAACCTTCTTCGACTTCTCACCAAATGTAGATTTCTTATCTCTCTTTCCTTCTTGTAAGTCCTCTGCTTTCTTATCCTGCTCTAATCCTTCTGCCCTCTTCTTCGCTCTCTTTGCATCTTTCAGTCTCTTCTTCTCATCATCAATATGATCCTCACGAAGATTCAGGATCTGTTCCTGTGTCCTCATGTAAGTGCCCATGAAACCCTTCATGGATGTAGTCATCTCCTCCATGACCACACCAATCGAGTTGGTGGTAGCACCCAGACTATTGATTGCCTTGATATTCTTTACAGCACCATCTGTGGGTTGCGTAACTTTCTTACCATCAATAATGACAGTGATACCCTTACCACCTGTGGATGGGGGAGTTACATATTTGTAAAATCTTATCTTTGCCATTAACCGTTAAGGAGGGGAGATGCAGATGGACCGCCAGCGGATTGTTTCTTACCGCCACCAATGACTTGTGTCTGAACGACAGGTTGGACCGCGACCATTAGTTGATTAGTCTTAGGTTCCTTCTCACGACGTGTCTTATCGACAGATAATGTACTCAGTTTGTCTATCTTAGTATTTAGTGCCTCTGTCTCATTAGTTTTGACTGGTTTGAGATCAGAAAGAGGTGTGGATGGTTGTGGGGCAGGAGGAGCAACAGACGGAGGTGCTTGTGGCGGAGTGGGATCAAAGATACCTTGACTAGGTGTTCCACCGCCCATTTCATCAGCGTCCTTAGCATAGCTTCCAAGGATACCTAGTTTCTGAGCAAAGAACTCTGCCATCTTCTGTGCTGACAGATACTCGGTCTTGGCATCTATTGTGGGTTCAGCAGTCTGGTTAGCAGTATCCGTACCACCAGTATTAGAACTGCTGGAATCGCTAGCAGTCTGTGTCGTAGATCCTGGTGCAGTATAGTTGCCAGATCCATCAGTGCTACCACCACCAGTCAGATTCTCCCAGTGCCATGCCTCATGCCCATCAGGATTGTCTGTCTCATATCCAGGAATCTGCTTGAATCCATATGTTCCAGCATTCATCCTCAACCATTTGTATGCACCATTGGTGAACCAGAGGTCAACTGCCTTACCTAGACCATGGTTAGATGTACCAGGGGCAGCAGCAGTGCCAGGTCCAAGTTCTCTATAAAGTTGTGCTTGCTTCTCGTATGTACGATAAGATGAGTTGATTCTGAATGCAGAACCCATCTTAAATCCATCTTCTGATGCCTTTGCCATCATCGCCTTGAACTTAGGCGCGACATCTTTGGCGAGTTTATGTCCACCACCAATCGATGCTAGTTGATCCTCAGGCAATCTACCATTGACAGAACCACCAGAAGCAAACTTACCCCAATCTCTTACAGGATCTTTTGCCGACTTCTTGGTGCTCATCACCATGGGATCGACCATCTTCTTCGCCATCTTATTGTGTGCTCTTACAGCACCACCCACTGCCATCTCAGGGAGAGTCATGGGTTCACCAGTATCACCAGACTCTGCTGCTGATAGCAGTGCATCTTCACCAGGGAATCCACCGTTAGGATCGCGGATCAGTTTTCTCTGTGCAAAGTCACCACCGATCATCTTAGCGATCGGGTCATCAGTCTCAGACAACCAGGGGATCTTATAAAGGAGACCCAACAACTGTTCTGCTGCCCACTCACCAGCGAAACCACCTGCCATACCAGTGATGAAACCAGGTACACCACCAAACGGAGCACCAATAGCAAAACCAGCAGAGTAACCTAGCAGACCACCTAATGCTTTAAGTAAAGCGTTAATAGGTGATTCACCAAACATACCATAGTCCATGAGTGCTAGGACAGTGGCAACGATCTTATCAACACCACCGATCTTAGCATTTGCTTTTGCTGCTTTCAAGAACTCACGCAGGTTCTTGAATCCAGGGTTCTGGAATCCTGCCTTAATAGCACCACCGATGGATTCTTTCACCTTGTCCATCTTGATACCACCAAAAGGACCCTTCGGTGGGGCGTTGGCGAGATCCTTGACCTTCTTACCAATAGGATTCTTTTCTAGGATAGGACCAACAAAGTCCTTGACCTTCGCCATCGCCTTGTCGCGAAGCGCAGCAGGATTCTTCGCCAGTTCTGCAACATCACCAATCATCTTTCCTGCTTTGGCACCGAAGTCCCAAATACCCTGACCCATGCTCTTGACACCACCGATCAGTCTCTCGCCACCCTCAGCAAACCACTTGTTTAGATTTTGGAATGCACCAACAGTAAATGAACCAACTGCCTTTGCACCAGTTACAGTAGCATCGACTGCTCGACCTGCAAGTCTCTGACCTTTACCAAATAGGTCACCCAGAGCGCCCATGACGCCCTTGCTGGTTGCTACCTCTTCTGCTGCTTCGGATGCTACCTTCTTGCTACTTTGTTCTGCAAACTCAGCGCCAGTCTTCTTCGCTACATCATCAGCATTCTGAGCAACTGCTCTCTTAGTAGCATCATCTGCACCAGCAGGTAACAGATCCAACGGATTAGGACACAGAGCACCAGCGACCCCACCTAGACCACGACGACCACCACGACCGAATCTTCTTCTAGCAGCTCTATCACCAAATCTTCTTCTATATCTCTCTCGTGCAGTTAGTCTTCTACCAGAACTATCTCTCGATCCTCCACCACCGCCACCGCCACGACTTCTCGGTGTTTGCGACTTTCGGAATGCTTCACCGATCTTACGCATCGCCTTGAAGTCGCCAATCAACTTCCAGGGCATTAGGATACGAGATCCTACAAAGATACTTGCTAATCCTGCAACGATTTGCAGAACACCAAATACCTTATCAAGACCATTCTCAACGGCACTCTTGTCAGGATCATTACCAAATACTTTCGTGATCCCATCAAGGACCTGAGTCATCCCCCACTTGGTAAACCATCGAGCAAGATCCCATATACCCTTGAAGAACTTCAAGAGTGTCTTGATATTCTCTAAGTTTTCTGGTTTGGATAACCAGTCTAGTACACCCAGAGCAAGGAATGGAGCAACCAACTTGATCAGTCCACCCATGAGCATCTTCATGGGACTGAACAGGTTCTTCAACCATCCAAACTTAGATTTCTTCTCCTTCTTTGCTTCCTCCTCACCTATCTTCTCTTCTTTCTTTGCACTCAGTCCTTCTTGCTTCTCTTCTGCAAGTTTATCCTGCTGCAATCCTTTCTTCTTGCCCAGCATGTCTTCCTGGGCTTCAATTATCTCTACCTTATGCTTATGCTCTTTTTCTGTAACTTCCTTCTCTCTTTCTTGGAAAGCGAGTACAGAATCAGAGTATGTTGTTACTACTTCTTTGAATTCTTTTGTTAGCAGACCAATGTCAGTCAGAACCACACCAAGACGATTGAAGGCAAACGTTTGTGACTTAAACTGTTTGCCTAACTCGTCTGCCCCAAACTGGGGTTTAATGGTTACAAATTTTCTGATCGTTGCTGCCATTATAGGAATGATCCACCTTGTTTTTGCTTGGCACGTTCGCGCTCTTCTTCTTGTAGATATGCTATAAGTAGATTCACGTAGACATCCCTTTCCCAAGGGATCATGTCTTCTAACTCAGTTAGTGAGTATTTGTGGTGTTGCATTAATGCAAAGTTAGTCTTGAACAAGTTCATGAGACTATCATGCATTAACGCTACGCGAAAAAAGCCGCGAGTCCTTCCAGGATGATGGTGTTATCCACCTTGGTTTTAGGATTCGTTACCACGAACTCATGCCTGAGTTTAGGCATTGTGTCGAAGAACTTTTGAATAGATTGGAACTGTTCACTATTCATCTCACCGAGGAAATCCTTTGCTTCTTTCTTAGTGAAAGCCTCATAGGTTTCATCTCCATCGTATACTTTTTCAATGCAGTCGGCAGCAAGTTCAAAGACATCTTCAATGTCAGGATCTTCCTTCATGTTGGTGTCGATGAATGCATCGAGTGAAGGATACCTCATCTGTACCTTGACAGTATCAGTGAGTTTGACGATCTTCTTGTGATCCTTAGGAACATTGACTTCAATCTCATCGAGATTCAGTTGAACATCAACCTGAGTCTCTCCATCATCTTGACATGTTACTTTGAATTCACTAACTTCACCAACTGCTTTGGATCTGATCTTCAAGAAAAGATACTCGATCTCAAACGTGGCAAGTTTCTCAACATTAGGAACGTTGGTACATGCTTTAAGGATTTGCTTCACTGCGCGAATCATCTCCTTCTCGTTCTGGGACTCCATCGCGAGATAGAGGAGTTTTTCTTCTTTTACAAGAAACGGTCGGTATGTGACCTTAGTACCACTGACAGGGAGTTTACACTCGTAATCAGGCACTACAAGTTTAGGTAAAGGCATAATCAGAAAATGACGATGTAATTATTTAGACGAGTTATCCGATGCTGAATCTCTGTACATCGGGGTTACCAGAACCTTCTACTCTGGTTCTAACTTCACTAAACGTGAATGTTTCTGCTCTACCACCCTTCGTTTTCAGGGTCTTGGGAGATACTTGGTCGAATCTGTAACGCTCGAAGTAGAACTGAATATCCATTTGCAGAAGTCCAGTCTGTTCGTTATCAAACGTTTGAGTGCTGATGTTAGTGGGGAATGCACCAAACAGTTTCCACACACCAGTTGCTTGCATCGGATGCATTCCTTTTTTGCTATTATCTCTATTCTGCTTCAACTTAAAGTTAGCACCATGCTCCCATTTGACGATCTGCAAATCAACAACATAATCATCATAGAATGCTACGCTATTATCAGAGTCAGAAGCAGCAGAGTGTAACCATGCTTCAAAGAAGTCTCTATGCATCTGGTCCTTTGTGACCAAGAACGAGATAGTAATCTCCGAGTTAGTCTGACCTGTGGCGAAGCGACGCATCATACCATAGTTATTGATTTCGCTTGTCGTCAATGCTCTACTTGGTGTAGTAACAGAAGAAGCATAGTAGTTGATAGTCTCATAGACTCTTTTAATACGACCACCAGACACTGCACCATTACCACCGTTACCGAATATGGGAGGTGCAGGAATCATAATTTGAAACAGGTTAGTGGTTGCTGGTGCCAGGGCATTAGTAGCAACCAGATCTCTGAATGTATTAAATCTATTGGGACTTCCCACTATTGTCTACTCCAAATGATGGAACTAGGAACGTCAAGATATCGACCCACAACATTCATAGTAAATTGCTCCAAAGGGAGCGGATACTTCATATCTTTGAGGTCAGCAGATGAGACCGTCTTGATATTACTTGCATTTGACATAAAGTATTTATGGTGGCAGCGACGAGGATATGATACGGATCCCCCGCCCCAAGATTTAGCAACAGATATTCTGGTGCTAGGTCTAAGATAATGTATGTTTCCACCAGAGAACTGCTGGTTTGCCATGTCAATATCTGTGATCAGTACCATCGGGTACTTGTCATAGAATGGCAGATCTTTGGTTGCCGCAGAGTATGCAAAGAATATAACGTCACCTACCTTGAACCCTTTTGAGTCTTCCAACCCATAGAATACCTGAGACCTATACCAGTCCTTAGACTGCTTGCTCCCTCCTGCTAGTTCTTTAACGTCGTTGAAGATGCTCATACCTTTAACTCGTGTTCTGTAAGTATCATGAATTCCATCTTACGATCAGCACAGTATTCTCTCGCTGCCTTCCACTTCGCATCATTGACAGCGTAGGTTTTCACCTCATTCAAAAATCTTTTAGTAACTCGTTTTTGCTTCTTGGGGGGAATGGTCTGCTTCGACGGTTTAACCTCGATAATGAACCTCTGAGTCCTTCCAGTCCTGGTCCGTGCTCTGACGTAGAAGTCTGGAAAATAGCGATGAACCCTATTATCGACAGGACTAACATACGGGATGACAATCTCTTCACTGCCCCACTCCAAGACGTTTTCGTTCTTATCACACCATACCATAAATTTTCTTTCCCACAAACTCCTATAAATAATATTTGTGGGATCTCCCTTATACTTATGAGTGTTTGATGGTCTAAATTTTCCTGAATAACTCATGGCGAAGCAAGGCAAAAAGTCTAAGAATCAAAACAAGTCTCAGTCGAAGGGGGCGAGGAGTGGTGGTAGACTTATTTATCCATTGCAGATGCCCCGTGGACCACGAGGTGACAATGATGGATCGATTTCGCGTGACCGTACCTTTGGTACGGAGCAAATGGATTATCTGAAACTGATGATCTATGATTCTGAGAAGACTAATCAATATACCTATTCAGGAAAAGGCAAGAACCCTGGTTCTACTGGTAATAAGGACGCTATCCTTAAAACTATCTACCTGTACCTCCCACATGAACTGAACGAGACTTATAGCACCTCTTATGATAAGGTTGCACTGGGTCCTTTCGGTGACATTGCTGTGGAAGCAATGAGATCAGGCAATATCGACAACATCGCCCAGAACATCCAGCAAGGTGCTAAGAACGCCAAACCCGAGGTTGCTTTCAATGCAGTCTCTGGTATCTTCAATGGCGCTGCTAGCATGTTTGGTGTTAGTGGCAACATGAACAAGAACCAACTTGCTGCTTTGGCGAAAGGTAAGGTGTTCAACCCATATGAAGAAACAGTCTTCAAAGGTGTGAACTATCGTTCTCACAACTTTAACTTTGCGATGGCACCACGCAATGCTGAGGAAGCACAAGCGATTGAGAACATCATTACAGCACTGAGAGACGCCATGCTGCCTAACATCAGTGGTGATGCTCGCTGGTTGACCGTTCCTAGATTCTTCCGATGCGAACTGGTGAGATACACGCCTGGTAAGTCAGCAACCCAAGCAAAATTGAATGATAAACTCTCTGCCCCTGAGAGAATGTCTGTTCTTCTGACATTCCCAGTGAACATGGTCCTCACTAACATGCAAGTTAACCTGACACCATCAGGTCAGCATACATCTCTTCGTACTGCAAACATGGATGGTGTTGATTACGGTCCTGCCAGTTACAACTTGCAACTCAGTTTTGATGAGACTGCATTCATCACTCGTAATATGTACAACGGCGGCAAGAAATCACCATGACGCATTACTTCGGATACCTACCTAACGTCAAAGTACGTGTTTCTTCGTTTAGAAAGAATAACGTTGAACCGTTCGTTGCTGCAAAGAATATCTTCCGTAGAGTGAAGATCAGAGATCAGATCCAAGACGATATTCTTGGTTTTGAACAGTATACTGTCGGAAACAACGAAAGACCTGATCAGGTTGCTACTGAATTGTACGATGATCCTGAATTAGACTGGATAGTCCTTCTCTGTAACAATATCATCAATATCTACAATGATTGGCCGATGAGTGAGAAGGAACTTTACGCATATGTGGCGAGTCGATACAAGGATGTGAATGGTGTTCATCATCATGAGACATATGAGGTCAAAGACAATAATGGTAGGACCCTGATGAAAGAAGGAAAGGTTGTAAACTCTACTTTCCAATATACCACCACAGATAACATCACTGTCGTTCCTAGCGTATATCCTGTTTCCAACTACGATCACGAAAGAGCCATAAATGACGAAAAGTCAAATATTTGGGTTCTGCGTCAAGAGTACATTGATGACTTCGTTGATGAATTTGAAGAACTTCTTCAATATGCTCCAAATGCAGAATTGGGCGATGGAGAGGATATTAAGATGACACCAAATGCTGTGGAAGAGATCTTTATCGATAAGAAACTCATTTACACCACAGAGTACGGTCTGGCACCTTCTCTGGCATTTGCTGGACAGCAAGAATTGACCAACAGAACGATTACGACCACAACACTCGATTCTGGCGCTACTATAACTCAATCAAACAATCAATCAACGAGTTCTACACTCGTGAACTCGTCTGGTGTGATAGCAGGCACCACAGACTCTTCTAGCACCGCTCAGAGCAGTTCTAGCAGCAGTGGATCAAGTGGCAGTTCTAGCAGCAGTGGATCGAGTGGTAGTTCTGGCAGCAGCGGCGGTTACTAAAACAGACCATTATCTTTTCCATATTGTAGCAATTCCTTCAAATGACCCACATGTTGCGCTCCAAGTGCAATTTGTGGGTATTCTGCTTCTGGACCAAATTCTTGCTCAAATGCTCTTTGTGTGAAATGTTGATTTAGGCGATATTCGAGATATTCACCACCTAGGGACCTTAGCAAAGCTTCTGCCCTTTCGCATTCTTGACTGCCGTTAGAGTAAACTACTGCTGTTAGTGGAATCATTAGTCGCGTTGTCTCCAATCGTCTGGTTTGTCTTGTTTGAACCAATCTACAATTTCGTCTGCACCTGAGAACCCCGTTTTGTAATTAGATGGGTCGGGGTCGCCTAATCCCATCTTATTCATAAAATCGTCCATACTGCCCTCCTGAATATCCTGAGCAGCGGCACGACGTGCTTTCCTTAACCATTCACGAGCGGTAGTGTTTGCTTTGGACAATTTCTCTGCCCAAATCATGTCTTCAAGTTTGACTTCTTCCTTGTTGGCGATCTTTTTGCAGATAAACTCTAATCTGAGTCTGTACTGGGTTGAGAGCATACTTCGTTGTCCGCCAGATAGTGTTCAAGTTGGTTGATGCGTTGGAATCGCTGATATGCTGCCTCAGACCGTATATGGAGGATATACTGAATATCGTCCATAACGAGAGTAGGGTCCACACCGTCTTCCAGGTACTTATCGATAGCTTCCGTCAAATACCGTAAACGGTGCCACTCTTGGGAGTAGGGTTTATACATGATGTGGGATTATGCTACCAAAGAACTATACACAGAACTCGTGGTTCTGTCAAGTATTTATGAAAAACCCTGGGGGCAAAAAAATACCCCGAATTTTTTTCGGGGTATTTCTGAAACGAAAGGTCGTTTTTGGTTTTACCAGTCTAATCGATGACATGGAACTCGTCTGTCTCTCACTACCTCTTTGTAGTGACCATAGATGTAGACATCACCTCTCCAACGTCCAGGGACCCACTTGGTTCGACGCACCTCTTTGATACAAGTCCTGGGACGAATGTACTGTGGGCGATCGTGGTAGTGGTGGACTTCAATCCTGTGGTCATGGTCAAACGGTTCCCAGAAATCATTCCAGGTGATTGCCTGAGCAGGAGAAGCAAACCCAACTAGCAGCACCGAAGCAGCGGCTAGTTTTGCTTTGAGAGCAGAACGACGCTTCTTTGCTTGACGCAGTGCTTGGGGTTTCAAGGTACGCTTTGCCTCTTTTTTAGAGTGGTGTTGCCAGTTGGGTAGTTTCATTAGTCGTTAGCTAGTTTGGCAAAGTATTCAAGGTCAGGATCGCTGTCCTCACTCAATGATTCTACACTCTTACCGAACCCAGCACGGAAGGATGAGGTCGGTTCGCTAGGTGTCACATCAGGAGCGTTGAAGTCATCAACGCTGATGGGATCCACCTCTTCTTCATCGACTCGTGCAGCACGGGAGGTCTTGCCAAGGACAAGGTTCAGACGTGCTTCCAGTTCCTCGTAGGACTTGAAGTTCTTAGGGTCGGTGAAGTCAGCAAGAGAGTATTGCTGGTTGTAGATCTCTTCAAGTTTGTCATCATCAAAGTCACCCAGTGTGCTACCAGCAGCGAACTCGGAACGATCGTAGTTCCAGTAACCGTCTTGCTTGACGATCTTCAACTTGAAGTCAGCACCTTCCCAGAAGCAGAAAGGATTGATGGGTTTCTCATCCTCAAACTGAGGTTTCATTGCCTCAACAATCTTGTCGTGGATCTTCTTACCATACTTGTAGAGGAAGACACGACCTTCATTCTCAGGGTGAAGGGGATCCTTGACAACATAGATGTTGGAGTAGTAAGACAGCTTACGCTTCTGCTTACGAGCAATCTCCTTGTCAGAGTCAAGACCACTGTTCCAGAGGACTCGGTTCAGGTCACCAAGAGGATCCTTCTGACCGAGAGTGGTCAGGGAGTTCTCGATGTACCAACCACCAGGACCTTGGAAGGCGTGAGACCAGACCTGTGCCCAGGGCAGATCTTCACCAGTGGGAGCAGGAAGGAAACGGATGACAGCATAACCGTTACCTGCTTTATCAACCTCTGGTTTCCAGAGGCGTTCGTCGGGTCCATTGCCCGAACCTTTGCTCATCTTGTCCAGTTCTTTGGTCAGAGCGGCGATAGAACCGCTGGACTTTTTGAGCGATGCGAAAGACATTGTATTCTCCGTGTGTGTTTTGTATTTGGTCTGTGTACCCCGTACGCTAAACAGGGTACTGTATTTAGGCGAGGAGAAAGGAGGAGTAGTCTTGACTCCTCACCACCTCAATAATATACGGCATAAAAAAGGGGGTGTCAACCCCCTTGAAGTTCTTTTTTCCATCCGATCAACTTGTCTTCCATGACCTGTAAGATCGCTAGCAGGTTACCCTGCCCTCCTGTGTAGATGGATGACACCGTGTCGATCCTATTCTTCATGGACTTGACCTCGGACTCGTCGTCCCCTTCCTCTTCAACATAGTTTGCCATCATCTCTAAGCGAGAGTAGAAAACTTTCTGCTTAGCAATGAGTTCTAGTGTCTTGTTGATGTGTTCAATCTTCTGACCAGGATCAAAGTTCTCAAAGTCCTGAGACATTTTGAGCAGGTCAGTGTATGTTGATTGCAATTCGTTCAGTTCTTCTTGAACGATTTCTGACTTAAAGAATTCGTCAGTCATAGTTTTCCTCCTACTACCCCACTGTTAACGACGCGGGTGTAATCGTCTAGTGATCCATCCTGAATACATTTCAGATGCCAACGGGAGACTGAGAGAACTCCCTCATAAGTAGCACCAGTAATGAAGTGTTGACCCAGTGGGTCCTTCAAGATAGAAGTGAAGAGACCAAAGCGTGTCTCTTTAATATAGAAAGCATCATCGATCCACTCAACGTCCAGAGGAATCTCTTTCTCTACTGTACCCCCAAAGGATTGGGAGAGTTTAGAGCGGGAGGATCCCACGACTGGTTCGTTTGATGCAGTTGAGTTGTTGGGCATTGGCTTTGATCTTGTCTTTGAGTGGTTTGCTGATGAGTTTACCTACCAGTTCAAACTCGATCTCATACTCTTCACATACTGATGCGACTGCTTCGATGTAATTGATGAGACCGTTGTTGTTCTGCACTGTATGTTCTACGAGGGCACTGAACTTGTTCTGTGTCATGAAGTTTTCTTCTAATTCTTTCACTTGATACTCTCCTGAAAGAATCGATAGTCTTTGATCCATTGGCAGAGCGTATCAATGTATGGTATCTTATCATACTTTTCAACGACCTGCGTCTGTCCGTCTTCCGCAACAGAAAGTGTCACAAGTTTCTTGACCTCAACACCAGTGCGTTCCCAATACATGTAAGCATACGCTGCTTCCTGTACGAAATACTTCTCCAACCAGGACTCCTGTTTGAGTTCCTTAGTTGTCTTGAAGTCAATGATTGCTAGATCGCCATCAAACTCAGCAATACAATCAACACGGCCAGCAACGCATAGATCATCAGAATAAAGAGGGGCTTCAAGAACGTGAACATTATCAATACGATCAAGCACCTCACGAGCAGCCCTGAAAAGGATCGCGGGTAGACCCGTGCTCTCTTTAACTGCTTCCAGATTCCCCTTGATGTAGTTCTCGACGATGCCATGATACTTAGTGCCTCTCCATGATGATGTACGACGGATCTTCTCCGCCTCAGTCCAACCAACTCGCTTCTCCCACTTCCTGATACCCTCGATGGATTGATGACCAACGACAGTAGTCACAGAAGGATACCAGTTACCATTAGGTGACTTGTAGAAGCGACCTTTCTCACCTGTCTTGCTTTCAAGTTCCTGTAACTCACAAGCAGGACCAACATGATTAAATGTCTTCATCAATTAAACCCGAGATTATTTTTGGAGATGAGATACTCACGAACGATACCAGAACGTACGATGTCTTCAATCCCAAACTCCACACACTCAAACGAGGGCATGGTTTGAAGGATCTTCATGAAGTCTAGCACACCAGTGCGCTCGTTGCTCTTGATGAGGTCAGACTGGGTGTAGTCACCAGAGAAAATAATCTTGGCGTCTTCACCAACACGGGTGATGATGGAGTCTAGTTCGTGGAAGTTTAAGTTAGAGAACTCATCCACAATTATAATGCACTTGTCAAGGGTAACGCCACGGATGAATGACGTTGACCAGAAGGAGACAGTCTCTTGTGCTCTGAGATTATCGTAGAGCATCTCGAAACTATTATCATCAGGCATGGTGAACATGTACTTCACCATATTCTTGTATGGAATCTGGTACAGGTTACTCTTATCCTCATGGTCACCAGGCAGGAACCCGATCTCTCTGGTAGGCACCAGCGAACGGACCATGTAGATCTTCTCGTAAGGAGACTCAGGATCTAACACCTGCTGCATGGCAAGGTAGAGACTGATGAAAGTCTTACCTGTACCAGCGGCACCGTGCAGCACCAGATTCTTCCCCTCGGCATATGCATTGAACACCTTCTCCTGATTATCAGTCAGGGGTTCGATAGTTTTAAGGTGGTCAAGGTTGATCGGCTTTTTCCGTCTCATTTGTTTGGCTGTCATACCATTCATGTTCGGAGTCTTCTGACGCTTTCTTGCTGCTGGCATATCAAGTGTATCGTGAAAGGTTAGCACCAGGGTGAGCCTGTTGGATCTTAGACATTACATCTTTGAATCCATCTGACTGCTTTGGTTTACCATAGGTAGTACCGTTGATTTGATTACCAAAGTACCGTTCTAATTCTGGATGCTCTGCCTTGTATTTATCGAGAGCGTGAATAGACATTACCTCAGTAATGATTTCACCTGTTTCTTTGTTTCTAAAATCGTAGGTAGGCATTGTCAGTTCCTATTCTGTGGTTGTGCAATGGCACAGATATACTTTGCCGTTGGCATGTCTGCCTCAAACAATTTCTTTGCCTCGTTCTGAGATGCTGCCATGAC